CTGATCCAGATGAGCTGGATCCAGTTGAGCCCGAAGTCCCCGAGCTACCAGATAATCCCGAAGTGCCACTTGAGCCCGAGCTACCCGAAGAGCCAGATGAGCCGCTCGATCCGGAAGAGCCCGATGAACCCGATGGCTTGGATCCTGATCCGCTAGACCCTGACGATCCAATGCCGCTTGATTGTCCCGAGGTCCCACTGGATCCAGATGAACCCGATGATCCCGATGATCCAGAGCTGCCGTAGGATCCGCTTGAACCCGAGGAACCTGATGATCCCGAGCTACCACTTGATCCAGAGCTTCCTGACGAGCCGCTCGAACCGGATGATCCACTGGTGCCCGAGGAACCACTCGATCCAGAGGATCCGCTGGACCCTGAGCTGCCGCTGGAGCCGGAGGATCCTGAGCTTCCGCTGGATCTAGGTTTGCCTGATCCAGATGATCCACTGCTTCCGCTCGATCCTTTGGTGCCACTTGAACCCGAAGAGCCTGACGAACCGCTAGAGCCCGACGATCCAGAGGAGCCTGATGAACCGGATGAGCCCGATGTACCGCTACTCCCGGATGATCCGCTCGAGGAAACCTGGCAACAGACGATTGCATAAATGGGCAAGGCGTCAAACCCCACATAGTGCATGAGGTAACGACCCATCTGAGGAAATTCACAACTAGATACTGCATACAATGGCTCTCCGTTTACCATGCCAATGAAAAAACCAAGTTGTCGCTTGGGACCTTGCCCGGAGCGCTTTTCGGTACAGGTGGCTGCGTAGAGTGGCAACGACTCCTGGGTGCCGGCGATGAAGGTCGCGATGTATCGACGTGGGTAGAGTGTCATTTGTTGGCATCCACCACTTTGCAATCAAAGGCTGTGTTCCAAGACTTGGTCGTTACGTCGAACTTCTGAACCAAACCTGGGTAGTAGCCATTGCCATCGGGGATGTTGCTTGTGATAAAGACGATCTCTTCGTAATTGGCATCATCGAAGCGAATGACTGCCCATCGCACCTCACCGGATGGTTCGATCCACAGCACCGAGGCTGGCCCATGCGGAACGCTTCGCAGGTAGCCGTTTTGTCCGACTATGGTCTCTGCGCAGTTGTAGGCCGCAACACCCACCGAGATTCGGACGATGACACACCCGGCAACCGCTGCGGTTCCGATGGTGTTGTTTTTGAGCGGTTCAAGCAGCACGCCAAATCGGGATCCAGAAGCTGCACCGGGGACTAGCCCTTGGAAGCTGGTTTGTCGCTTAAACTCCTTGAGGTTGGCGGCCGGTGTGATGATCGGAGCCCCAAGTGCCACGATCGAGAATCGATCCAGATCGACGCCCGTTTGATTTCGCACCTTGGCCAGATTGTTTTGCCTGAAAGTTCCTTCGGTCTGGCTCAGCAGATCATGCTGCTGGTTCTTTTGCGCCTGGGACAGATCCACCAATGCATTCCATGCCTCTGCTGGAATCTTCAGTGGATCGCCCGGCAACACCTTATGGAACTTATCTCCCATCGATTAGACTCCGATCCCAAGGCCACTGAAGTCACCATAGGAATACACTTGCTCGACGTAAGCTGAGACAGGTCGCTTGATCAGCGCCTTGGCAGTCGTGTCCTCGTCATCGATAAAGCGAACCCAAAGGTACTGCCAGCCTTCTTTGGCGATTCCTGTGATGCTCCCGAGCGATAGACCAGCGACGTTTGGGCTTGCCGCAAATCGGAATGTGATCTCCCAATCGTCCAGGCCACGTTTCGAGCCGCTTGCTCCGAGGAACAGAACTTCCCCCTTGGCGAATCCCTTAAAGGTTGCACCGTTGACCTTGCCCGTGAGATTAAACAGCGTGAGCTTGTATGCACCGGTGACCAGCAGATTAGGGATGTAATGGGTCTCGGTGAAGTTGAAAACCGGAACTGTGACGTCGGTTCCTTCGACTCGGTCGTCCGTTACACCGATCGCACCGAAGAAATCTGGAGCCGTAAAGCCGCTTGCCGAATACTTGCCCACATTGGCAATGCTCTGGGTGACGTGCTGGGTGCCACCCCCGGTGTCAAACGAGTACTGGGACTCGCTTTTCCATTTGACATACCTCGCTGTGCCTTCCCAGACGCCATTGCCTTGGTGGACGATGTGGTAATCGTCCAAGAACAGGTCTCCGAACTTTGCGGGGATCGTCGATGCCATGAGACCATTGGCTGTCGCGTAATCCTCGGTGTTCATGATCATGTAGATCAAATCCACACTTGGATTATCTTTGCTTTCGCTGATCTCTTTGGAGTCAAAGCGTTCGACGATGACCGGAGCAGGCATTGGAATCTCCTATCCGAATACCAAGCCACCACGGTCGGCTTGCTGCACGAGTTTCTTGGTATTGGCGGCGACCTCTTCGCTAGCCCGAGCGGTTCGTTCCCCCAGAGAGTCGGCTCCGAGGTTCATTGCAGCGATGGGGTTGAAAGTCCCAACGACATCCGTTTTCTTCTTGGTCTCGGCGAGCGTTTGATCCATGCTGCCAAGGTCTGGCAGACCGAGCCCAGACAATGAGAATTTGCTTGGTGACCCTGGAGATGTTTCGGCGCGTTTGGTTGCTGCCTCGCCAAGAGCTGCTTTCCACTCACCTCTGGCTTTCTCCAGCTCAGCAGCCGAATTGGCAAGCGCCTTCTGATTGGCAGCTTCGAGGGCGGATTGTTCTTGGGCTTGCATGTCTCCGAGTGCCGACTGTGCCCCTTGGCGATCTTGCTCGATTTGGTTGCGAGCCTTCTGTCGTTGCTTCTGGCGATCGAGGATCGTTTGATTTTGGGAGTTGCTGATCAAGTCATCTTGGCGAGCGATTTCGTCATTGATGTTGGCGATCTGGTCCTCGGCGTTTCTATCCCCAAAGAGACCTTGGATGCGGGCCCAGACCTTTTGAAAGAATCCTCCGAATCGGTTCCATCCCTTTTGCAATAGGCTGATCAGAACGGTCCAGCTATCGGCAATAAAGTGGGTGGTTTCAAGCCATCCGGTTTGCAATCCTGCCCACGCGTCGGTCATCAAACCAGCGACGCTGTAGACGGCACTTTGGAAGATTCCAATGAAGAATCCTTTGAAGTCGAGCCACTTCGACTCCAAAAACGCGACTCCACGTTGCCATTCCATTTTTAAAGTGAGCCATAGGATCTTGCCAGCAAGCGCGATGTCACCGGCAGCCAGCGCATCGCCGATCCCCTGCCACGCACCAAGTGCCGTGTCTTTAAGTTCATTGAATCTCGCGCCCAGCCACTGCATCGCCTGCGAGCCAGCACCACTTGCATAGACGAAGTACCCGACCAAAGCTGCAAGGCCTGCAATGGTAAGGCCGATGGGCGAGAGCAGTGCTGCGATCGCGGTACCAAGGAACGCAAACGCGGTGCCAACACCTGTAAGTACTGTGGCTGCCGCACCAAGCACCGTTCCGATCCCAGCGACTGCGGTCCCCAGGGCTACAATCGCTGCTCCCCCGGCTGCGATCGCCATGCCGACTTTGAACACAGTGACGATCAGGTCCTTGTTGTTTTTGATCCAGTCGCTGATGCTGACCACGATTCGTACGGTCGAGTCGATCATCGCTGAGAGGACCGGCTCCAAAGCCGAACCGATCGTAAATACTGTCTTCTTGAGGACCTTCCAAAGAACATCGATGCGATCGCCAAAGGCCTCGGCCGCTTGGGCATCTTCGGTGGCCATTGTTAGCCCCAGATCTCGTGCCTGTTGCTGGAGTTCCTCGATTCCTTGGGCACCGCTCGATAGCATTGGCAACAGCTGGGTGCCTGATTTGCCAAAGATCGCCATCGCGGTTGCGGTCTTGAGCGTAGGATCGGTGATCTGCGACATCCGATCCGCAATCGCTTTAAACTGCTCGTCGGGGGAGAGTTTGGAAAGCTGCGCGACGCTCAGTCCCAGGGATGCGAGCGTTTCTTGGGCCGACTGCGATCCGGAAGCCGCTTCGAAGAGCATTTTCTGCATCTTCTTGAGCGATCCTTCGAGCGTCCCCATATCAGCACCGGATTGCTCGGCCGCAAATCCCAGTTCCGAAAGAGCCTCTACCGACACACCTGTCCGCTGACTCATGTCGACCATATCGCTTCCCATGTCAGCAAAGCGCTTGGCCGCTCCTGCCAATGGAGCGACGACGCCAGCCCCGAGCATCGCCATCTTGGTCCCAATACCTTGGAGGCCTTTTCCAAAGGCATCGAGCCGCTTCGAGGCGTCATTGAGTCCCTTCACCAGACGAGAGTCTTTGGTGAAGAGCTCGACGTAGGCTGAACCGGCTTTGATACTCGAACTTGATGCCATCGTTACTGTTTCTCTTGCATCCGATCAATGAAAACGTGTTTGAGGGCTTCGATCCCAACCATCGTGCGAGGTTGAATCCGTTTCTTCGCGTGCGGGTTGAAATCCGACGGGTGGTAGATCTTCGAACGTTTGGCATCGCGATGGATGTTGGCGAGCATTGCCAGAACTGAGGAAGTGTGTGACCACAGCATCTGGCTTCGAGCTTCGCCCATCGCGATCAGCTCTCGGAGGCTGAAGGGTCCGGGGTCACAACCGAGGACTCCGGCAAGGTGCCAGACGAGCTGATCCACTTCTGCGCTTCGACCTCCGGGTCGATCGAGTCGAGGATCCTCTCCGCGTGGCTGAGCACCTTGTCCCTGACGGTCTTGCCCGCTTCGATCGCCTTGCGAAGGCTCGCCCTGGCGCGGGCATCTGGGAAAAAATCGATCAGTTCCTCGACGAATGCATCGGCAGCTTGGGTGATTGCATCCCCTGCCAATACTCGCCCAAATTCCTCATCGCTGATCGATTGCTTGTCGGCTTGGTCTTTACACAAGCAGTACAGCACATCGGCCAGGGTGACCGGATCGGAGACAAGCTTCGAGAGAGACTTAAACCCGTCGTCGACCAGTGCATACAGGTCGATCCCCAACAAACCACGGATCCGTTTGACGGCCGTGACATTGATCGCAACTTCCCATGTGCGTCGGGAGTTATCCACAAAACTATGCATTTTCTAAACGCCTTCCGAAAGCTAGAGAATCGAAACGGGATTAGGCAACGGTCATCCAGCTAGGTGGATTGGCCGCATAGGTTGGCTTGGCAGTGACCGACACGGTGATCGCTTCTTCGAGAGCTTCATTGCGAGAGAAGCTGGCGATGCGGAACGTGGCTCGCAGGCCTTGGGAACCGCTACTACCTGCTCCGGTGATCAGCCCGTCCATCACGGCGAATTCCACCGTGCTGTTATTCAGGAACGCATCGCGTACAGCGCCAAAGTCGGAGTCGGCCGTATCCCAAACCATCTCGAATTCAAGCGAAGCATCCTTGAGAGTGCCGACGGTCGCTCGCCAGCCGTTATTTCCGCGGGTCGAAACATCGGCCTCTCCTGTTTCCAGGTTCAGCGTCAAATCTCGAACGTTACCAATGAGGTCCCAGGTGGGAGCCGCGTAGGTCCCGGCGTTACGGTAAAGCTTGGCATCAAGTCCAAGTTTGGCTGGCATATTTGTGACTCCTTAACGAACGCTGTTGGCCCACATTGGGGGTAATCGATCTTTGACTTTGTCTAGCGCTGGACCCATGAAGGGTCGCTTGGGGTATTGTTCCTTGCGAAACCTACCTCCGAATTCATGTGCTTTGCCGGCAGTGCCGACCACCGAGATGTCTGGTCCGATGGTTGCGATCCCCCGCTGCTTGTCGATCGCATAGACGATCGCTCGCTTGAGTTGTCCTTTGCGAGTATTCGGAGGCGTACCTGGCATCGATGCGGTCTGCCGACGCTTGATCGAGCGACGAGCAACCAAGCGAATCGCAGCTGCCGCATGACCAAGACTTTTGAAGCTGCCTTGCTGAGCCTTGGCTTTGACCTTGTCGAATGATTTTTTGGTGGTGACTTTAGCGCCGATCATGGTTGTCCTTACGGTGCGGTGAATCCTTGTGCATTGACGTAGACCGCAGCACCAGTGGTGATGCACGCAAAGTTCAGAGCCGTGTTGGCAGTGGTCTTGAGTGGATTTTCAAAAATGATCTCAGCCATCGGAGCGTTAGCACTCAGGTGGCCTCGCCAAATGATCGTCGCTCCGTCTTTAAGGACGACTTCCGTGGCGACTGCCGAGTTGTTCGAAAGCTGCATCGAACAGATGTAGCGACGCAGACCGGCTCCGGCTGCAGCAGACAAAACGGCATCGGTCGTATTGATCACGCCACCTGCGGCAGACGCAAACGACCATTCAAGTTCTGGAATCTGCCATGGTCGCGTTACGAGCACCCCTTGCAGTGTGGAAACTAGATCGGCGACATCGCCCGAGGCGACACTCGCATAGGCTGCCGTTTGTGCACGACCTGCCACACGCACTGGACTGCCGGCAACCACAGCATCGTGAGCCGCTTGACCAGCGACGTTAGCTGTTACGGTTCCGATGTTGGTTGTCGTCGCAGTCGCTCCGGTGAGGATCACACCTAAGCTTTGTCCAATGACGGTTTGTCCTCGGCCAGCGGTGATTTCAGCAGTAAGTTCTGCGTAATCCTGGCAATTAATGAACTGGGACTGGAAGGAAATCGCTGCGGGTGCAGCTGCAAGAGCGATCTGTCCAGAACCAGTGACATAGGCACCAGAAAAGACCGTTCCGGTTAGATCAATCGTGTTAGCGTCGATGACTGTCGCCGAGTAATTACCACGCAAGGCCGCTCCGTTATTAGTGACACCGCTGATGTATTCGACCCAGATCGTTGGCGTTCCGGTGTAACCGTGCGCAGTGGAGGTCAATCGAATGACATTGCCAGGACCAGCGACTGCGTTGGATACAAACCTGAACGCTTGGTGGTTCATCGAGCGGATGCGGATCTTGTAAACCGCGATCGGATCAGGGATCTGCTGGTGCCTAACGTAGGAATTCGATCGGCCTCCGGTCGAATCCATCACGCGCGAGTGGAAATAGCACTCGTCTGAAAACGGTTCGAGTTCGAGAATCGAATAGGTAGCTGTAGACAAGATGGCGGAGGCTGCCGATGCAATGGGAACCAATCCGCCATTTTGGACGCTGTAGACCATATTGGTCACAGTCGTGTTGGCAGCACCCCCGATGTCCATGCTAAGACTGTGCTTGCCATCGGGAATCCCGGTGACCGGGTCGACCGATACGGCTTCAATAATGTGGTGGTTGTTGGCTTGCCGGGTACCCCCGGACTGCACCGCGATCATGGCTCTGAATGGAATCGTGAACGTTTCCTTCGAAAGCAGCTCTGCGAAACCGCCGGCCGTTATCCCTGAGTTGATCGTTAGAACACCACCAGAGACGCTAGCAGTAGAGCCCAAGCCGGTAGTCAGGTCCCAAAGCTCCGTGAGGTTCCGAGTCCAGGAATCCCGGAACTTCTTCTGGATCGATTTGACCTTGAACATATCGTCGCTATCGTCCAGACCCGGGATGTCACGAGTGACACCTCGAGAGCTGGTAAACTGCAACCGATAAGGTCCAACATCACCTGTGGTCATCGGTTATCTCCAGAGACGATAGGTTAGAGTTACGACGCTTGTAAACTGCATCATGGTTTCCAGATGGTCTGGGGCGTAAATCTGGCTGTTCTCGACGCTGATGAACCGAGCACCTGGGTAACTTGCCAGCGGATTTGCTCGGAAGTAGTCACTGATCTGTTCCACCAAGAGGATCAGGGCATCGATGGTTGCGATCTCGTTTTTGGTTTTCTTTTGGATCCCGACATCGATCTGGTAATCGAAGTTGTCTCTGGTGCGATCTAGCGAGGAAG